GTTTTATAAATAATTCTGTGTTCGATCAAATCATTAAGGAATTTGTATGAGAAAAAAGGTTACTAATTCAAGACGTATTTTTTGGTTTGAACAAAATAGAAAGAAACACAGATGAAAGTTACTGTAATATTAACGGTTTATAATATACGAAAAATCTATCTTACCGAATGCTTAGATTCGTTAGCTAAACAAACTCTAAAAGATTTTGAAATTTTAATCATCGATGATTGCTCAAAAGATGATTACTCATGGACAAAATCCTATCCTAAAGTTCGTTATATTCGTAATGAAGTAAATTTAGGAATGAACAAATCAGTTAATAAAGCATTTTCGCTTTGCAATTCTGATTATATTGTTAGGTTAGGATCTGATGACATCTTTGATAAGAATCTTTTGAAAAAAGAATCCGAGTACCTCGACAATAATCCGAAATACATCGGAGTCTGTTGCGATATTAAAAGATTTGGAGCTAAGAATACCGTAACGGTAAGACCGCAGACTTTGACCATCAACTGCGATCTTAGACAAAAACCTAATCTATATGGTTACGGTGGCGGTATGATGTTCCGTTCATCCGCGCTCTCAAAGTGTTCCATCGATGAGTACCTAAAAATGTGCGAGGATTTCGACTTCCACATTCAGTTATTAAAGCTCGGAGATATCCACGGAATAAACGAGAGTTTATATTTTTATAGAATCCATCAAAAGAGTTTATGTCATACCATTCCACGAGCTGAAAGATTAAGTTATTTAGATTATATTTACAATAAACATAAAAAAGATTCTATAAAAAATATTAAAGCTTTAGTATCTATAGTAATACTTGTATACAATACTAAACCTGCGTACCTAAAAGAATGTTTAAATTCTGTTTATAAACAAACTTACAAAAATTATGAGATTATTTTAGTAAATGACGGTTCAACTAAATTTAATTATTCTCCGTTAATAACGAATAACATTAAGTACATCGTCCACGATACTAATCAAGGCATTTCAAAATCTTTAAATGAAGCATTCGAGTACTGTACTGGAGAGTACATCATTCGATTGGATTCAGATGATATTTGGGAAAATAACATCCTAGAAAAATATGTAAATTACCTGAACAACAGCCAAAATGTTGCAATTTGTTGTGACATTCATGAATTTGGTGCGAGATTCAACGTAATTAAACGTCCTGATGAAATGAAGATAAGTAACCTATCTACAGTTCAATCATGTAAAGGCTACGGATACGCCCCAGGTTTAATGTTCAGAGCATCAGTGCTAGGTACATGCCATATCGATGAAACTCTCGTCATTTGCGAGGATTTCGACTTCCACGTTCAATTATTAAAGCTCGGAGATATTCATACAGTTCATGAATGTTTAGTCCACTACAGAAAACATATAGATTCAATAACTCGTCAATTTAATAGAATAAAACGTTATAACTTGATTGTAAGGATTTTACAAAAACATGGTATTATTCGATGTTGATAAAAACGTGTATTTATGTCTGAAATCTGAAATGATTCCAGTATTGAACGTTAAATACCATAATAAATATCATTTCTTAGTAGTTGATGATTTCGATCACCAAAAATACAAATCTAAATTTAATGTAATTACAGATTTTAATATCAATGACGTTGAGTTTCATGGAAAACCAAACATAAATTTTAATTTGTCTCATGACAGCTTTAAAAAACTTTGTCAAAGTACCTACAATAAAGTGTTTGGATAATTTAGATAAAAATTCATGAAAGATTTTTCTTTCATGAATTTTTTTAAAAAATATCTTGAACTTTTGAGAAAAATATCTATAATATAAGTATATTAGATCAAACGGAGATTCAAATATGAGAGTATCATTAAAAGAATTCATGAAAACTGAAAAGTTCGCAAATTTACCAACTATCAATGGTTGCCATTTTGGAAATACAGGGTGTTGGACAGATGTTGATCCATGCTTAATTGTTGAAAGCTCTCCATCTGGTAAGACTATCAAGGTTATCGAATTAGATTATGAAGTAACTAGCGGTTCAATGGGTGACGGATCAGCTGAATATGAATTTTATTTAAATTTAACTGATAACGGCGACTTTGAAGACGGTACTGATACATATACCTTATGTAGAGGTGAACGCTATAAGAATAACAAAACAGTCTTTAAGAAAAGAGGGTGCAATTCTTATAAATTATGTGTAGTAGACTTCCCAAGAAAATACTACGATCCTTCATTTTAAAGGAGATCTGATTATGTGGTATCATTATGATGAATTATGGAATAAAGAATTTAATGGTAAACAAGCCAACCGCATGATCAGACGGTTTATTCGTGAAAGCGTACGTGATCCTATAAACCGCAAATTGTATTTACTTGCCTTTGGCTACGAATCATATTGTTCTGATGATGAAAAACGTGTTGATGGATATGAATTATCAAAACATTTTGAGTACCTCGATAATATGATTAACGAGGAATGTTCAATTATAACCAAAGCAGATAAAAATTACTTTGATGTGTTTGCTTTAGCTGAAGAACTCGGAATTCCTAACGGTTTTTGTACCATCTTATCAAGCATAAAGAATAAAAACGGAAAGTACAAAGCCTTTTTGGGATTAGATGATTGGTATAATAAAAGCGCATTTTATGGGTATAAAATCTGCAAAAGTCCAGATGGAACATATTATTATACAGTGAAATCAAGACAACTGAATGAATATATCTATGATGGCAACGAGTACAGTACCCTTGAAGAAGCTAAAGAAGGCGTCAAAAAGAGCTATGAATATCATAAGAACGAAATAATTTAGATAAAAATCTATGAAAGTGAAATTCTTTCATAGATTTTTTTAAAAAATATCTTGAATTTTTGAGAAAAATATCTATAATATAGATATAAGATCAAACGGAGATTCAAATATGAATAAGTACGCAATCATTTGGGTTTGTAATAACGGCGATCAAGATAGCAATGTCGTTGAAGGCGTTAAAGAACGTAACGCATTCCTCAACGAGCTCAAAAACGATGAAAATGTTGTATACGCAGTTTATGAAAAAATTTTGACTGACGATGATCATGATGATCGAAAGGTAGTAAAGGATACGGTTGTTATTAATAATCGTGAAGATGAGTATAAATTCATGACTACAATCTACCCATATCCTTCCATAAAGTCGAAATTTTAGATTTACTTTTGTAATTAACGCTTAATTAAAGCTTCCCATTTTTCGCCATTTTCTCCATATTTGATTTCCAATGGAGATCGTTCAAATACTCCGAGTGTATCTTCACGTTTAACATTTCTAAGATTCCATTTAGAAAGAACACCGTTGAAAGATGATTCTCGGAACATACAGGTTATATCTTCAACATTTTGAACATTCCACTTGGAAATATCTCCATTGAATCGTGAGCTGTCAAACATAAAATTCATATATTTAACATTTTTAACATTCCACTTGGAAATATCTCTGTTAAACTCGGAACGCTCAAACATCCCTTTCATAGACTTCACTTTACCTACATTCCACTTGGAAATATCCCCATTGAATCGTGAGGAGTAGAACATGTCTTCCATATTGGTAACTTTAGAAACATCCCATTTGGAAATGTCACCTGAAAATGATGAGCCGAAGAACATACCGTCCATATTGGTAACTTTAGAAACATCCCATTTAGAAATGTCACCATTAAAATCTAAATGGTGTTGGGTGGAGAATAATAATGACATATCAGTAATCTTAGAGGTATCTATAAAATTCAGATCGCAAAACTTACCATGATTTTTTATAGCATTTTCGATGATATGCACTAATTCGTCTTTAGTCTTAGGACAAACGTAGGTGGTTTGAGGTTCGACAATTTTAGATTGAACAGGACGTTTAATCTGTGGCTCAATGAACTTAGGACGATCAGAGTAGGTTGTTTGAGGTTTATTAATCTTCATCAACCCTTCTCCATTTTTTCCGTATTTATGTTCTAGAGGTGAGTCCTTGAATATCGATCCCATATCCTGTATCTTGCTTACATTCCATTTACTAATATCACCATTAAACTTAGAATTGCTGAACATCATGGTCATATGTTTTACGTTGCTTACATTCCATTTACTAATATCACCATTAAATTCAGAATTGCTGAACATAAAATTCATATATCCAACCTTGCTTACATTCCACTTTGAGATATCACCGTTGAATTTGGAATAAGAGAACATGGACGTCATATATTTGACTTTGCTTACATTCCACTTTGAAATATCTCCGTTGAAACTGGAACGCTTAAATAAACTAGACATATCAGTAATTTTTGAAGTATCGATGAAATTAAGGTCGCAGTTATTACCTTCTCTACTGATGGTTTCTTCGATAATTTTTTTCAGCTCTTCTGTAGAACTAGGTTGAACTGTGGTTTTATTCTGCACTTGTTCATTAATAGACAATAAGTTTTCAACCTCGTTAAGAGTTTGCAGATTTGCTGTTGCGAGCAAATTCTGCACTTTTTTATAATACTCAAGTTCAATTTTTGAAGTCATTTTTCCCTCACATAATTCTATTATTAAAAACTTTTTTAAATAATTCTCAAGATAGTTCCTTCCATGTACTTGTAAAGTTTTTTAGTATCAGGGTTATATAACAACCCTGGTTCTAAAGTTGTAGATATTTTTCCTACATTCTGCCATGTGTTTGATTTGTACTCAAAAATAGTATCGGTATTAAAATCGTAGATCTTATTATCATCGAAAACATATTTCTGCTCTTGGATTGTAAAATGTCCTGTCTCCGAGAATGCTGAAAAACCAATTTGAGCTGGGTAGTTAAGCATTTGTTTAAGATTCTCATACATTTCCAACGGATATTCAGCAGGTTGAGTGCTAGGAACTTTGTAAGTAATCAAAGTGCGATCATCTAGATTTGGATTTCCGATCATCGAGGTTCTTATTTGAACTTCATTTTTTGATCTTTTTGCATCAATTATTACATAAGTACCTTTCCAACCTCCTGATACCGCAGGGACGATATCCTCACGATCATCTAGTTTATATTCTGTAGTTAGCAAATAATCATATACTAGCGCATACCTGTAATGTGTATGCTCTTCAATAGTCTTACACCTTACTAGCGATAAAGTATGCTGTACGCCGGCGTTATCGGTGATAAAGGCTAATACAATACCGATCATATCATTGTCATCGTCATCGCCGTCCAACCTAACCTTAAGGTAATAATAATCATACTTATCAGGGGATACGAACCCCATATAAACCTCTGAATTCAGATTTGTATAGATTGCGTTTGTTGATGAGTTATAAGACCATTTATTTCTTGCTTGCGTATGAGCAGTAGTATTCAGATTTTGCCCGTCTGTATAATGAGAAAAACGTTGCCATTGATTAAAGATGGTATTCATTCCCACAGGAGATTTTTTAGCATTGTTGACCTCGTCAGTGCTGACGCATACTTTACATTTTTTAAGAATTTTATTTGGCTTAATTTTTAAATTATTTGATTGAAGAATCTCGCTAGGTCTGCTATCTGCAGTTATATCGGAGTACCATGAAGCTTTGATTGAATTAATTACATTAGAAGTGCAAGAATTTAAATCTGTATGTGTAATAGTATTATTAATATATTGTTCATCAATTTGATTTAAATCCGTATTTAATTCTTTAATTTCATTCGAGATATGTTTCATTTGATTTCCTCGTGCTTAAGATGAACACATTTATCTAAAATATTATCATTAGTATTTTGCTTAAGATTTTTCCAAGCTGTGCGGTATCCTTCATCTGAGTAATCAAATTTGTAATAATCATAATTAATCGTACAAGTAAACGTAACAGGAATTGAATCGTCGTTTGCTGATAAATCTATGTCATCGATACTTTCAATCTTACAACCAAAGAAATCGACCTTAAATAAGAAATTTCCTTTTAAATTATTATTAATAATAAACAGATTAAAATCGTTTTGTGCAAAAACACCGGTCTCTGGGTTATATAATGAAAAAACTTTTTTCATCAATTCGTGATAATTCGAAAAATCTTCTGCTAATAGCATTGTCAATGTCAATGGGTTGTAAGATATCGAATCGGCTTGAAGTTTAATCTTTGTGCTGAAAGGCGACATCGCATCGTTAAGAGAAAAACTAATCCCTGGGATAGATAATGTTTGTAAATAATAAGCAGGGAGATTCAGTTCAGCAGATCCCATAACATAATTAATATGTTGAGCTAAATTATTATAATTTGGCATTTTTTGAACCCTTTTTATCTTTATTTATAAATAAAGATAAAAAGGAGCACAAAATGTCTTCGACTACATTGTTTGGCAACATACCGAACATTAACAACGCTAAAACATCGTCTATTGGAAGTAATTTTCTTAACGGTGGCGTTGTTGATGGAGCGAGTATTAATAACGATGCAATTTTAAAGCTTGTTTACCCACCACATTTAAAAGAAGATGAGTACGCAAACCGACGAATGACATTCATCGCAAGTACCAAAGCTACTCAGCACTACGATACCAACAGTTTACAGGAAAATTTAAATACCGTAAGACAAAGCATTCAAAATGCTACGGACAAAATCGCCGAATCTATTGGTGGTAATACGATGCATGGTGGCTTTTTTGATATGATTACTGAAGCTTGCATAACTTTACCGTTACCAAATACCTTTGCCGAGGGTATTAACCATTCATGGGGCGAAACCGAAGGTTTAGTTTCGACAGTTGCCGGTGGCATTGATACGAAATTTGGTGGTAAAGCAGATTTAAAAGAAGTCGGATCTAGCGCAGGAGGTAAAGGAAAAGCTCTTGCAAGCGTTGCTATGAATTCGATTGGTAAGATCGATATCGGCAAGATTGCTGGCATGGCTTCCGAAAATTTTGGTGTAAGAAAACCTTTGCTAGATCCTAACTATTGGCAAAACTATACAGGAACCAAACCACGATCATTTACTTTTGAAACCACATTTATTCCTAAGAACCAAGAAGATTCTGAAATGATTAAAAAGATTATTCTTAAATTCAAGGAGTATTCGTCACCATCTTTGGTGGCTTTAGGAGTAGCGTTATTATCTCCACATTATTGGGATATTATCATATCGAATGCAGAAATTTCCAATATGTATCGTATGGATAGCTTAGTACTCACTAACATGGTTATTAATTACGGACAAGATGGTGGTATGGCATTGCATGGAGATGGTTTCCCTAAACAAATTACCATGTCACTAACTTTTTCCGAATCTCATGTCACTTATTCGCAAAATTATCGAGATTCATTCACCACTTGGTACACTGATAGAAATAATCAGTTGACTGGAGTCAATGGAGTTGTTAGTGATTTCAAATCAAACGTTGAAAATGCTCGTAAATATGGATTAACCGTAAAACCGTCAACATTAACAAATTCATCAGGGACATAGAGGTTTTATAAATGATTCCAGAGTACTTTAAAAATTCATTACTTAAATTTAAAACCCAAGAGTACTATGACGAAAAAGGAGTTACCCAAAAAGATGGAAAATCGGTCACATTAATTGTCCCAGATTATAAATCAATAGATTTCAATAAGGTTTATAAATTGCTATCAATGTGTCCGGAGTCTTGGTTTCAGTGGGTTAAACTTCAAAATCATACTAACCTAGAAAAATTGGCATTTGATTTATACGGATCTGCTAATTATTGGGACATTCTTTTGATTATTAATGGACGAATGCCCTTATTCGAATTTCCATACGATTATGATGTAATTGAATTAATTGTTGATAACATGACCGATGAATATATAAAGAGAACCTACAAAAAGGAAGTATCGGATAAAGTTCGTGAACGAATTCGATTGATGTTTTCAGACAAAGTTGCCGAAGATAATGAACGATATCGTTACATAAAAGTTATTAATAAAGCACATTTATATGATTTTATTCGTTTAGGTTATGAATATGAAATCTTCAGTAACGATTAACGATTAACGATTGATGATTAATGTTTAGAGGCAATGATGAGCACAATAACAGATTTAAAAACTCAGATCCACAGTGTCTTAAGACGTAATAAATACAAAGTTGTTCTAACCCCTCCGATGTCCATTGGCATCGACAATAAACTTAGTTTATTATGTAAAGGAGCTGAGTTCCCAGAGAAAAATATTGGTGCAGTTGAAGTGTCCCACATGGGCAGAAAATATTATCTCAGAGGTGAAACTACATATAACCCAACAACTACGTTGACCTTTTATGATGATGATAATTTAAACATTCGTAGATTTTTTGATTACTGGATGAATATCATCGACGATTCTCGAAAAACTCAAGATCGAAAATTATCAAACGTTTTGGTGAAGAGCGCGTTTAGAACTGATCTTGAAGTATGGCAGTTAGACCATAATCAAAACAACGTATACGGTTATACATACCACGATTCATTTCCAATATCAGCTGGGACTATTACTTACGCAGGTGACGAAGAAGCTTCAGCTGTAGAATTTACAGTTACTTTTCAGTACTCGGAATTTTCTCCAATTGCTACGGTTACTGAATAGGGAACACGTTAAGTTCCCTAAATTTAACGCCGTCACATTCAAAGAAATATTTACAGTTTCGGCACTGTGGTTTTTTAATAAAAGAGTCCAAACGATGCTGTCTAGCGACCTTTATGCACATATCATCAGCTTGGGATTCTGTTTTTAAATTTTTAAATGGATAATAACTCAGTAAACTCCAATCATGTTTATCATATAAATGCTGAAAATAATTCTTAACGTATTTCTCGTAACCTTGCATATAGCAAAACGGTGCGTACCTAACATTTATATCAATTCCACCATCAATTTTATCAATGCAGTCTTTAATTTTTTGACAATCGTTATATACATCTTGATGAATGAAATTCTGAGCACCTTCAAAGTAATTTAAGACAATGAAATTTACTTGATAAGGATGTAATTCGTTTATATATACAGAAAAATTAGATAAATCCGTTTTACTGTATACAGTAACATTTAAACGAATTAATATTCCTAATTCTTTAGCGTTGCTAATTCCTTTTAGTAAATATTTTAAATCCCCATGAGTAATTGATCGATATCGGTCTTCATTAATAGAATGTAAACTAAATAAAATTTCATTCAATCCATTGTCATGGCACTCCTTTAAAAAGGACATTTTTGAGAATCCGAATCCATTCGATACGCATGATACATCTCCGTACTTTTTTGCGAACGCAATATATTTTGGGAAATCTCGAATAATCGAAGGTTCACCTCCAGAGAAATCAAATGAATTAAATCCTAATTGTTTGTAATATACAATATCAGATTTAATTTCATTAAATGGTCTATTTGGAACGTTGTGTATGTCTCCGTTATAACAGAATTCACATCTTAAATTACATTTAAATCCTATATCAATTTTTATTCGTTTACAGAATTTTGATTTATCAAATTTAGTCTTATAACAAGATAGTAATTGTAAACTTTGTGAGTTACCCATATTTTTCAGAAATGCCTTTTAAAAAGTACCTTTGAAGGTTTTTGGTTTTTGAACGTCTGAATCTTGATTTAATGTATTTAAAATTATTATGGGAATGACAGTATTCCTCAAGCCATTGCTCAAGCATAAATTTCATGATATCTCCTTTCGTTGATTTTAGTCGTGAATTAAAATCATAAATATTTATAGGTTTATTTTGAGGGTTATATGAAGACATTTAATGATTCAGCCGAAGCATTCAAATACGCGTATAAAAAATTTTTAAAAGTAAAAGGGAACAAAAATGATGGAAATTGTTCCTTTAATTTTTTCAGAAATACTAAAGGAATTTATGTCAAAATTTATGATGACTTTACTACTGGGAATTATAATGTTGGGGATTATTTAAGAACTTTCGATAAAAATCTATGAAAGAATTTCACTTTCATAGATTTTTTAAAAAATTATTTAAGATTTTGATAAAATTTTGTATTATTTAAGTTCGTCTTTGTAGCCAACAAATTCAAACTCGCGTGGTATTCTTTTTGCTAATATTGTAGTCAATTTGTTAATAGACATATTTTTGTCTAAATATTTTTTAATGTCGCTGATGTTTTTATTTGACAAAGCTTTTGAAAGATCTAAGTAATCTGTATCTCTAAAGACTTCTAACTTAGGATCGACATCTAACGCGATCTTACCGCTGATGCTTCCATCGTAGCTTATTCGACCAGTTTCAAGAGGATTACCGTTAGCATCGATACGTATATTTCCGGCACCAAGCACAATTTTTTTATATACTTCACCCTGAATAGAATATCCATCGACATTTGCAATTCTAATCATGACTATATCAGTATAATCTCTTCCGTTTTTCCTACCGTCCGCTTTGGCGACGACAATGTTGTCAACGCTAAAAGCTTTTGCGATGCCGTAGTTTAGTTTTCTTTTGAAATACTTTTCGATTTCATCTGGCTCAACGTATACGGTCTGAACTTTATCTCCTTTAATAAATGCAAAGTCTTTATCAAAGTAAAATCCTACTCCTAACCATCCTTCGACGTCATTCCATTTAAATACGAGAGAAGAAACAATTTTACTGCCAGAATACGATGCCTTATCATTTCCATGTCCATATACAAGGTATGATATATCATTTTTTAAAGACTCGACGGTAGTATTATTTCTTGAAAAGGCTTTTAGTATAACCTCGACTTGTTTCATGGTAAATCTTTTAAATGGTTTTCTTTTTAAGTAATTTTCACAAGTATTCGTATACTTTCGACTATCCATCCGAGTATATTTTTCTTGGGTGCTCATTTTCGGTATATTATATCCTGGATCTTCTTTTTCATATTCTGCGAATTCTCGATGTTTTGCTTTATTAGGATCGGCAGTCCATGATCTATAACCGCCATCGAGGGTTAGTCCACCTTTCCATGAATAAATCTTAACTCCTTCTGAAATCTGGGATTTGAAATCATTGTAATCGTTATACTCAAAAAATAATTCTTTAAATGTTTTCATAAAAACCTCTTTTATTGTTATTTATAAATAAAATCAAAAAGGTTTATTACATATGATTGACATTTCCACTGGTGCCGTTCGAAAAAATGAGATGTATTCAGTTAAACTGAATATGGATACGGCATCTAAAGAAAAAATCGATAACGCTAATAAAAAATTAGTTCAAGTTTTGGAAGATCAAGGAGAGATCCTTGCGTCTGAGCGCGTTCAGTCATTAATAAATGAACAACATTATAACGAAAATACTAAACCTCAAGAATCCAATACTGACGAATTACTTGAAGTAAATAAAAAGATCTTATCCGTTCTTGAGCAGATGATGATTCAAAGGTCTCCAAGTGGAGAAATTCCAAAGTCTATTCGAGAAAGCGTTAATAAAGGTAAGAACAATTTCAATCTAGGAAGTGGCGACGTTTACATTAATAACTCATCAAGCATTTGGGACTTAGCTGGTTATCTTTTTGATTCAATCTTTAATTGGAAAAACTTTGGTATCGGTGGTTCTGGGTATGCTGGCAAAAAGATGGTTTTAGACAAATATCTTAAAAAACATCCTGAGGTAGCTAACCCTGCCAATGATGTTGCTAAAAAAGCCGATAAAATTAAAGATGTCGATATAAAATCAAAAAAGTTAAATGTAGTCGAAAATGTAGCAGAAAATACAAAAGCCGATAAAATTGCTCAAGAAAAATCATTTGCCGATAAGATTAAAGATTTAAAAGCTATGAAATCTCGTGCAAGCACGAGGCTCTTAAATAACCCAATTACCAAGGGCGCAGTTAAAGCAGGTAAATTTGCATCTAAATTTGCGAAAATTATTGCCCCTGTGGTTGCAGTCTATTCATTTGCACATACGAATGAAGAGCTTGGACTTGAAGAAGATGAAGTAAGTTTACGTACAAGATTGCAGAATGTTCTAGAGACTACCGTGAATTTTGCAACATTCGGCTTAGTTGGAGAATCAAATATATGGTTACAGAGCAGTCAGGACATCACTGATTACATGCCTACAGAAATTAGAAACGGTACTTTAAAAGAACAGATTGAGTACGTAGAGCAATTCTGTATTCCTTATGTGCAAGGAATTTATGGTCAAGATGGTTTAAACCCTGATGTACAAACATGTCGAAAGATTCTACTGAGATTCAATACTTGGTTAGATATTAAAAAACGTGAAGAAAAAATCAAAGACGGTACAGCTTCTGAGGAAGATAAAAAACTCGACCAAGAAATTAAAACCGTAATTTATGAAAATAAACACGCTTATGACGTCACTGGTGTTAGTGCTAACCCTGACGATGTATTAAATCAGAATATTACTCAAAGTGATCTTGATAGTTATGTCAAAACATCTGGTAAAGATTGGTACTCGAATTTATCTGATCAGATTATTGATAAGAATATTTTTAGTAAAGACGAAATCTTATCTTGGAAAGACATTGGAGAATTAGATAAATCTAAAGTCGATTATTTAAGATCAACTGACAATTTATCAGAATCTTCAAATTTAATTTTAGACGCTTTAGTTACTAATGATGATAAAAATATTTTAAACGCCGTTGATACTGCGTTATTGAATCAAAGAAGACTTTTGACAAACGAACTCAGCTACGATCCTTTGGAACGTGATCAAGATAAAATAGATGAAATCAATAAAATAATATCTGAACTCGAAAAACAGAAAAAAACTATTAATGATGAATTAACAAATAAAGGTGTTATTGAATCGCTTCAAAAAGCTTTAGAGAAAAATACTGAAACTTTAGACGAAAATCAGCAACGTTTATCTGATGTTGAATCGGCTATTGACGAACAAGCTAAACAAGAAAAAGAACAACAGCGATTACAATCTGAAGAAGAACGTAGAGATCAGATGATGAGATCTGCGACTGATTCTGTAATAAATACTACACCACAACCACCTAAAAATAATCCACATAATTTTCCGAATGAAACCACGCCATCATTTAGCGATAAAATTATGATGTCGGTAAATTCAGGAAGCAATTCGTTAAATTCAAATATCAGTTACGCTGATATTGCAGAAACCCCAATCCCTTCAATTGATTTTTCAAACATTAAGGCTACAGGAATCCCAGACGACGGCACAGGAGATCTCGGAGCTTATGTAAAACCGTTTGAATCCGGAAAACGTGGTGCTAGTGCGATAGGTTATGATAGTACAGGAGGCACATCGTACGGTTCATATCAAATCGCGACAAAAGTTGGAACGATGAATCGCGCTCTCAAGTTCTTCGAAACTCAAGGCGATTTTGGCAAACAGTTAGCGTCCACGTTAAGACAGTGCGGTAACTTGGATACTGGGTCGACAAAAGGTGCAGGACCTGAAGTGTGGCGACGTTTCGCTCAACTTGACGGTGGTAAACCGCTATCAAAACTTGAACACGCATTTATATATAACACGCATTATAAAGTAGCGCACGATTCGCTAGATCCTGAAATTGTAAAGGTTATTGATGATGATCGAGGACTACAAGAAGCTCTGTGGTCGACATCAGTTCAGCATGGTCCTGCTGGTGCAAAGAAGATTTTCACAAAAACATTTGACGCTAACCAAGATAACAAAACTTGGATTCAAAAGATTTATCAGTTACGAGGAACACAATTCGGAAAATCTACTGCAAAAGTTCGCAATAGCGTTATGAATCGTTATCAGTCAGAAGTCGGGATTATTCTTGGTTTATCTGAAGGTAAAGGAATTCCAATTAATGCGGAAGTATCGCAAAACGATTCTCAGATTGAACCTCCACAAACTAATACAGAAAGTCCACAAACTAATACAGAAAGTCCACAAACTACATCTGCTGAATCAGCCACTGAATCTCCTTCGGATTCTACAACTGAAACCGTCGACAATTCTGAAATGGAAAATGCTCTAGAAACTCCGATTTCAACTGCAGAAATCAATTCTCAAGAAAATCAAAATTTACCAACTTTTGAGGAAGCTCAAGAATTGTTAAACAAGGATTCACACATGATCACCGATTTTGACGAGATTGAGGATGAAGATGCTAGAGAAGAAACTTTTATTAATAAATACGGTAAGGACATGAAGAATGAAATTATTCAATCTGCCGGAGAATATAAAACCACTTCACGAGATATGACAAAAGCATTAACAATAAATAAAGAAAAATTTAATGAATATATTAAAAGCATCAAAACAAAAAAATTGCATCCAAACGTTCAAACAAATGTTGCGCAAAAAACTGAAATACAAACTGCCCATAATGATGTAAAAAACGAAACAATTTCTCGCGACCTAGCATCAAATCAAGCTAATTCTACTTCTGCGGTAACAAACAACACTATAAATAATAACAGTATTAATCAAGATAGTAATACGACAAATGCATCTGATTATCAGAGTTTGATTGATAACACTATTTTATAACCGTACCGATATGAAATATTTACAAATTTTCAAAAAATACCAAACCACGTGCAAACGAAATTACTGCTATTTGGGAATTAAACGCGTAGATTTTCCTAAATGGATCGGATGGAAACTGATTGAAAAATACAAGCAACAAGGCATACACGTATCAAAAATCAACGATCCGATTTTGGACTTAATGGTTGAAAATTTTTATATAACAATTTTTTTAAAAGAGGCACAAAATGCAAAGAATAAACGAGGATCAGATTGATAGCGTAACAACACAAACCAATTATACAAAGGACGATTACCCAGGATCTAGAAATGTTGCTGATGCTGATCAGAATTTATCATTAGAAGACACTTTTATTCAGTTAAAGATGCCTTCTTTACCAAGAAGAATCTTTTCTGAAGTCGATATTACTGGTGCTACTGGTGGTTTATTTGCAATTCGTCAAAAGAACGATACTAATGATTTTGAATTAGTTCGTAGGAATTTTAATCTAGCACCTTCCGAACCAATTAAAACTGGAATCACTGTAGAAGCTTTACGAGATATTGAATCAATGTATGGGCGCAATGGAATTTCAATAACTTGTAACATGATTCGTTCAATTGCCAACGATTATGAAAATAAACAATGCATCGATTTTTTAAAATTACATTGCGTTGATCGTGGTGACATTACTTATGTTAATGGTAGAGATTCTGAAAAAAGATATTTCCAATTAGCTCAAAAAGTTCATGAATGTATCTTGGAAGCTAATTCAAAGAACATCCGAACATTCGAAGGATGGTGCGTACTTCCTTATAAAGATGCAAGTGCGGTATCTTCAGTTACGGAATATATCGGTGGTACAGATCAGACAAAACATAAATCTTTATTCTTATCTAGAGTAGGTCTAGTAAGTTATTATTTAAACCCAGACGTTACTGACAGTAATGTATATGTCGGATTGCACGATGATGAACTCCCAGGCAGATCATCTGCGTACTTTGGTAATTTTGCGTCTGATTTACTGAGAGTTATTACTCAAGAGTCAGGACAGCACGAGTACTACTTATACAATCGTTTTGGAACGGCATTGTCACCATTACATACCGAGGATAATCCAATGCTATTCAAGTTTAAGGTCAACAAGATTGAAGATCCGGATAATCCATAGGAGCTTAAATGAGTATATATAACGATTTTAAAGATCCTCAAAAAATAGATACGGATGTGGTAGCTATCAATAATGCCATTCGGAATATTTTATTAACTCCAAAAGGATCACTGCCAGGGAAACCACTTTTTGGTTCAAGATTACGAGAAATTATTTTTGAACAAATGGATGGAATTACTGAAGATCTTTGTAAAAGAATCATTCAAGAGGCTTTGTATCAATGGGAAGAACGCATTGTCATTACTAGCGTGGATATTAACAGTGTCCCTGAATATAATCGTTATATAGTTAATATTAATTACATCTATAAAGATGATAGGTTGAATTATACGTCTCAAATTTCGTTAGATCTATGATTGAATATAAGTACGGTAACCGTAAATTTAACATCAGTCCTTATGACACAAAAACTCAGAAAGATATCGTTATCTTTTCTGAGTTATGTTCGGATTTTAATGAAGAAGCAGTTGATAACATTCTAAGTATTCTTGGAATCCAATATAACCACTTAACTTTAGATGAAAAACTAGCTTTACTTTATAAGATACGATCAATATCAGTTGGGGAAAAATTAATTGTAAATTCAATTTGTCCTAACTGTAAAAATAAGCAGATGTTTGAGTTAGATATTTCGGATATTGTAATCCAGCCAGAAATTGTCGACGACAAAATCATCGATAATTACCAAGAATTCAGAGAAGAAGATATTCAATCCTATGTTCAAGAAGATGTAAATGAATTGGATTTGGATGAATACGATCGTTTAATTGATAAGATTAAAAGGTCTATTGTCAAATTTAATTTTTTACATGATGTTCGTTGTGTATGTGGTCAATCATTTAAGATCAATCTTAAGGATATTAAACTATGCATTAAATCGTTATCTGATGAGTCGTTGAAAGCTATATACGAATCTTACAATAATTTAACATATTACTCACATTATACAAAAATGGATGTCGATAGCATGTATCCGTTTGAGCGCGCAATTCTAATTGCAATGTTAAATGAGACCATTAAAAAGATTAATGAATCGAGGAAGTCCAAATGATTTTAAAAAGTTCCGATATCGGTAGTATTAAAAAGACGGAGCTCGGTTATGACATCGTTATGAAACGATCATCCAACGGTTTCCGTTATTACACGACCGATTGGAAAAATGTTCCTCGTTATGATAAAGATGGTAATCAGATTAGTCCTGATGAATTTAGACGACAAGTTATTGATAAATATGGAGAAATCTACTTCAAACAGAATTACGAATGTTCTTTCTTAGGTTCTTCGGATACATTATTATCATCTCAAGTACTTCACGATCTTCATGACGATGAGCCTATTGAAATCCGAGACAATATGTTAAACATCTTTAAGTACCCTGAGAAAAATCACAAATATATCTTAACCGTTGATCCGGCTAAAGATGGCAAGGATTCATTTGCGATCCAAGTAGTTGACGTCACTATAATTAAATTCGAACAAGTAGCATCGGCAAAACTCCAAGTCGATTATTTAATGATGCCAGAGTACTTAAACGATTATGGAATTTATTACAACACCGCGTTTATGATTATTGAAAATAACGAGGGTGCTGGGCAATCAATTGCAGATATTTTGAAAAACGATTACGACTACGATAACTTATATTATGATAAGATTCACGTTCCTAATTCAATTACTGTAAAACCTAAAAAATTCGCTGGTTTTACTACTAATAAAAAGACTAGACGTTTGATCCTTAACAGTATGAAGACGTTCTTTGAAAATGATAAATTTAAGATCCACGACGTTAATACGATAAAAGAATTTTTTACCTTTATCAATATTAACGGTAAATATCAAGCGGACTCAGAATGCCATGACGATATGGTAATGTCACTAGCGTTAACTTTTGCCCCTTTTACTGAAGCTCGTAATTTCGTGGATATTAAAAAAATGATCGATGCAATTGGTTCAGACAATGATGTAGACACTGACGATATCAACGATTACATCGAAATGGGTAATTTTGACGATTACACAGATGAATACATTGAAAACAACGGTTATGTTGACGTTTTTTAAATTTTAATATCATTAATATCATTAATAATAATCATCGCGGTCATATATTTTATAAATGAAATCATCTTCACTATAATATTCACCCACAGGGCAACCAACAAATATGTCATCCATATTTGCCTCGATGTTTATACCATCTTCTTTGAATTCATCTTCTCCTTCTTGAACATGCCACGATACAGTTTTCGTATCACTGTATTTTGAATCTTTAAACATTTCTGCGCCATTTTCGCATTTCCCAAATGGTGTAAAATATTCAGTAAAAAACCTATAAAATAAATCGTTATCAAAATCTGATCTTAAAAACATTCCTTCCATATTTTCACAGCTAACTGGATTCCATTTATCTAAAGATTGATTAAATTTAGATTCCGCAAACATATAGGACATGTCTTTAACTTTGGAAACATCCCATTTGTTTATATCGTGATTGAAATTACTGCCACCAAACATACTCCACATACTTTCAACATTTGATACATTCCATTTTGAAATATCTCCATCGAATTTGCAATCGTTAAACATACTGTCCATATTTTTAACGTTTGATACATCCCATTTGGAAATATCTCCATTAAAATCTGATAAACCATGATAATCAATAAAAAACAAATCCGACATATCAGTAATTAAAGAAGTATCAATAAAGTTAAGGTCACAGTTATTACCTTTTTCTTTTATGGTATCTTCGATAATCTTAGCGAGTTCATCTTTAGTTTTAGGTTGAACATTTTGGTTCATTTTTACTTTTGATAACATCTTATCGACTTTTTTAAGTGTAGGAAGATTTGCATTAGATAATTTATTCTGTATCTTATTATAAACATCAAGTTCAATTTTTCCTGCCATTTGGAAGCTCCTTTTTTGTTTTTATACTATTTAGACTATTTATATAATTTAAGTTATTTAAATTATTTAAAAATTATAAAATTTTCATGAATTTTTTTCGAAAAAATCTTGAACTTTTGAGAAAAATATCTATAATATAAGTATAAGATCAAACGGAGATTCAAAAATGTTGAAACAGTACACCGCAAAAGTCAAAAAAGATGGTTTAATCCAATTCGCTTCATATACATGCGAAAGTCAAAAAGAATTCTTGTATTATTTGAAAATCAACGGTTACCGTAGATTTAGAACTGATAGAAACAAAATTACATCAATAAAGATTAAGGAGACATTAGCATGAAACTAATTGCTAGAAATGGAAACTTTTATACTATATCTGAACTTCCTGAGGGTTTTTGGACTGAGTGGAAAGCTAATAAAGATGAGATGAAAGCTCAAGGTAACTTTCCTTTTAAGCGAAATGGTGCATGGTACTTATCGAAATTTACAAAAGAAAAAGCGACCGATGATCAGATTAAAGAGTTTAAACATAATCAGCTTGAAACATTTATTGGGTATCTAAATTTAGAGCCTCAGACTGAGGAGCAG